TGGTCGGCGCGGTGCCTCGGGTCGCTTCGGGAGCGAGGCCGAGATAACTATTGCTGGAGAGGAACGTTGCCACGTTATTTCCTTACTTGCTAGGGGTTTGGTCGGGAGCGGGTTCTGCGGGCGCTACAGGGGCTTCTGGGGTGCTCTGGGGCGCTTCTGAAGCCACAGCCCAGCGACCGTCGGCGGGGTCTTCCGCGAGGTCGTAGGACTTGCCGGGCTCGGCGTAGAGGGCGGCGCCGGTGGTCAGGTCGAGGATGTCGACGTAGACGCGGGCCACGGTGTCGGTGTAGGTGAACATTTATGCTCCAATCAGTTCTTCGGTCACGATGAGTCGCACCGAGCTGTAGATCTGCGTGACTGAGCCGGTTCCGGTCAACAGTCGAGGGTAATACGAGGTGACCTCGATGTCCATGCCACCACTGCGCCCGCCTTCACCCCACTGGAAGATGACTCCCGGGGCTCCGGCCTGACGGTCTGCGCGGATAGCGGCCACGAGGCTGTCGAGGAAGGCTTCGTTGTCCGAGCCCGCGTCCTCGCTCTTCTTGTGGGTCGAGCGTAAGAAGCAGTCGAGAACGACCTCATACTCCACCCACTTGCGCCCGTTGTGAAGGCCTGCCAGGGCGATGCGCTCTTCACGCTGTCCGGCGAAGTAGATGTAGCAGATGACGCCTGAGCTGTGACCCGGGTCTTCCCCCGCGAAGAACTCCATCTCGGGAGTGAACTTGGCGGGGAAGGGCTTGACCGTGGACAGGTTCGTGATGCTGGCACCGTTCAGGTAGTTGACGATGGCGGAGCGAACCGTGGCGCGTGACATTACGAGCGACCCCAGACAACCTTGAAGTCATCGAGCAGGTCGTAGCCCATCATCATGTCGGACTCGAAGGTCTTGGTGGCCTGACCGGCGTAGGTGGGCTCGCCGATTTCGTTGAGCACGAAGCCACCCTGACCGCGCTGCTTCACGAGGCCGACGGTGAGGTGGATCACTGCCTGCTTGACCGAGGCCGGAAGGGCGGAGAGGTTGCAGCCGGTTCCGTGGTTGTGGGCGAGGCCAGAGGTGATGGTGATTGACGTCGAGCCCACCGAAGCGATGGTGACGTTCTCGTTGTTCATGCCATCCCAGAGGGTGACGGTCTGACCGGCGTAGAAGCCCAGAACGGACTGCACCGGGAGCGAGGTCGCGCCGATGGAGACGTTCGAGCTCAGGAAGGTGTTACCGAAGCCGTTGACGTAAGTCCACTGGCAGAACTGCTGGATGTCGATGCCCTGGTTGTAGCCCACGATGCCGAGCGAGCCATAGGTGGTCGTGACGTTCGACAGGCCAGCGGTGGCGGTGATGATGAACTGCTCGCGCTCGATGCTGACGTTCGAGGCCGAGATGGAGTAGGCGTTCTGGTTGTTCGGATACATGCCCGCGCTAAATGAGCGCAGTTCCAAGATGGGCCAGAACGAGGGGTGGATGACGAACTGCCCGTAGCGGTTCTGACGGTAGCGCCCGTTCTCCGTGTTGAGCGTGGCTGAGAGGGTTCCCAGCGCTCCGTAGACGTGGCGGTCGGCCATGTCGGAGGCTCGCACGATGAGGTCGTGCAGGGCGCGGTCTTGGACAGCCTGAGACGCGCCTTCGATGAGGTTGGAGAAGTCCAGCGAGGAAGCGGTGGGGCTGAACTTGACTTCATCGAGGGTGACGTAGGGCGTGCCTGCGCCTTCTGAGAGCACGAAGGGGGCTACAACGGTCATGTGCTACTCCTGAATAGTGTTAGTAGATCCGCACCGGCACTTGCTAAACAGCGCGAGGAACCCGCAGTCTTGGCAGCGATAGCCCTTGCAGTTGCGAAAGGTGGTTCCGGCCTGCGCGAAGTCGCCCGACTTGACCAGCGCCTGCCCGACCGCTTCGGGAACGTGGAAGGTGCCGTCTTTGTGGCGCGGGACTGGTGCGCTGTCGTTGACCGTGACCTCGGTGAGGTTTGGATTAGATCCGACAAGTCTCATAGTTATCTCTCCCCAGAGAAGGAGGGAGCCGGTGGGGCGAGGGGAGAACACCCCACCGGCTCGACCTCAACTCCTGCTATTGCAGGATTGGCACCAACGACTAGGCGTTGATGTTGGTGATGACACCCGACCAGGCCGGAGCGCGACCCGCGAGGGTGGTCTGGCTGTAGGTTGAGGAGTCATACGTCATGCCGATTTGCGGCCAGTCAATGACCATCGTGTCGACGACGTTGTGGATTTCCCAGCAGTTGCTGACGCCCGAGTCCGGGAACGGCAGCTGGTTCTGCAGGATGACCGCCACGCCCGCGGGCATGAAGCGGTGGGTGACGAGGTCAACCATGCGGCCGGTCGCTTCGTTCTGAATGGCCGAGACCATCGAACCGACGGCGATGCCGTCCTGTCCGAGCTCGTAGTTCAGACGGTAGGACTGAGCGCTTGACTGGCTCTGGAGGCTCTTGGCCAACGCGCGACGGATCGACGCAGTGGTCACGATGGCCTCAGGGTCACCCATCACCGAGTTGAACAGCGAGATGAACGCGTCCTGGAAGTCACCAGCGGGCTCGCTCGAAGCGAGGCTGCCGTTGAGCGCCTTGACGTATCCACCGTTGTTGATGATGGTGTTGATGAAGCCGTCGTAGCCCAGCGGGTTCGCAGTGCCAGAAGCACCGTCGTTCGCCCACGAGTAGTCGACAGTCGGAGCAGCGCTCGAGGCCGCGAAGGTCAGACCGAGCTGACCCGAGGTCGTGAGCTGCGTGGTGGTCTTGAACACAGCCGACGCGGAGTCAACGATGTAGACGTTCAGCGCAACGGTGCCCGCGGGGATGGTGCCGGAGTAGGTCACCGACGCGCCCTTGTTCGTGGACAGGGTCACGGTGCCAGCCGACAAAGCAGCGGTCTCACCGAAGGTCGAGGACAACGTCACCTTGATGGTGGCGGTTCCAGCGGCAGCACCCGGAGCCGAGGCGGTCGAGTCAGCGGAAGCCGTGAAGGTCAAGTTGGAGGTCGACAGCGCAGCAGCGCGGCCCTTGAGGTAAGCCTTCTCTTCACCGAGCATGTGCGCCCAGATGAGAGCGGTGTGGCTGAGGCTACGAAGGTCGGTGTAGCCCATGCCAGCGAACTCGGCCTGGAGCGACACGCTGTCGGAGTAACCGAACTCGCGGAACGGGAGCACGACCTTGTCGGCGGCGTAGGCAATCTTGCCCGGACGGTTCAGCGACACACCACCGAAGGAGGTAGCCGAGGAAGCCGAGGAGAAGAAGCCAGCGCCGTTAGCGCTCGCGGCGCCACCGATCTGGTCAGCGACACCACCGACACCGGCGTTGGTCACGCCAGTGATGCGACGGAACTCAAGCGCCTGACCAATCGCCTTGATGCGAGCGGTCTTGTTGCGGAAGTAGAGCTCCTTCGGCACCAGGAGCGAGAGCACCGGGTCGAGGTTGTAGGGAACGAGACCAGTGATGCCCGACGTCGAGTTGTTCAACGGCGAGGTAAGGGTCAAGTCCTTTTCGATGTTCGCGAGAGCGCCTTCGACAGCGGCCAGCTGGTCGCCAGAGACGGCCTTGCTGATTTCGCTGCGGAGCGAAGCGATGGAGGCGTTGTCCTCACGGATAGCGACGGTCTTACCGTCGAACGAGAGGCGACCGGCAGAGTGCGCGGCGAGGGTCTTTGAGTGAACGGCGCTCAGAGCGGACTTGTAAGCCTCGAAACGAGCAACGCGCTCGCCTTCCGGCAGTCCACCGAAGAGTTGATCCACTGTAGGGGCGGCGTAAGCCATTGTGGTTCTCCTGTGTTAGGGGTTAGAGCGTTTCAGCCTCGGCGTCGAGCTTGTTAGCCTCCGCCAGGTACTGGTTACGCAGTTGGGGGTCAATCAGTGATGCAGCCGTCATGCGCAGGCTTTCGGCCTGAACCTGAAGGGCAGTGACGCGGGCAGACTTGTTGGACTGCACTTGCGTCTGGCGGAGGGCAGGGCCTCCCGGTGCCGCCATCTCACGGATCTCATCCAAAGCCGCCTTTAGCGTTAGAACGCTCTCATGGGCTTCAGCGAGTGCCGCCTTTGTGGTTGCCATTTCCTCGTCCATGCCGAGCGCCTTGCGGAGCTCTTCACGAAGTTCGGTCTTTTCGTCAGCGGCGATTTCCGCCACTACGGTCTTGACGATGTCGGCGGTAGCGCCGAGTCCGACGAAGGCCGGAGCCTTGTCGTCGTCATCCCAGCCGGTGAAGGGGGCTTCGGTCTCATTTTCTGAGGCCTCGCCAGTCCACCAGTCGAGGAACATCGAGAGGGTCACGACCAACTGACTCACGTCAGCGATCTCGTTTTCGGTGCCCGCGAGCATCTCGTCGAGCTCGGCCTTGATGAGGGCGATGAGTCCGGCACGAACGGCAGACAGTTGCGCGGGGTCGTGAATCTTGTCATCGGCCTTCGTGATGTCGGTCACCTTCGAGGAGCCAGCCTCGATAGCGGAGCGCAGTTCGCCCACGGTGGGGGCAGACTTCACGGTCAGCGACTTCATGGCCTCAGCGACAGCCTCAGCCACCGCAGACTTGATTTCGTGGTTGATGTCATCGGCCAGCGAGGGGTTGCTCGGGCTGTCCTGCTGAATGTTCTCGTGCTCGCCGATGGGCTCTTCGCCCGAACCGCCACAGCGCTCACAGCGGATTTCCGTCAAGGCGTTGGCGTCGACGTTGGACTTGTGTCCCGAGCCACCACAGACTGAGCAGGGCTGGAACGAGGCTGAGCGGGGCTCGAGGGGAGCACGCTCGCCAGTGACCGGCACTTCGCTGGTCACGATTTCGGTGTTGATGTCGGTGCCTGATGCGAACTTCTCGTCCACGGCCACTCCCTTCACTAGTTCGCCGTCGACTGACTTAGCGATTTCAATCACGCACGACGGGTTTGCCGGGCGGTCTACGAGGCTGACCTCGACGATTTGTCCATCCACGATGCGGCCACCGGGGGCGGAGGCATCCTTCACGACGCGAGCGCCCTTGATGCCGACAGAGAAGCCCGTGTAGACGCCCTCTTCGACCATCTTGGCGGCCTGCTCGTCAACGACCTTCGCCTGAACGACGAAGCCGGTGCCGGTCTGCTCCATCTCGGTTGCCTTGCCGACAGCCTTCGAGGCGTGCATCTCGCGGATGTTGCCGATTTCCATCCACTTCGGCATGGCCTTCGACAGCCACTCGGGGTCGCAGATCTGCTGGTCGAGGTCGAGCGTGTCGTCGGTC